AAGGCAATCCTAGGGGTTGCTGGAAATCCTGAGTCTGGTAGTGTGTTCAACCTTGCAGGCAAGTGGGCTGATGCAATAGTTGCACTAGATACCGCAAAAGTTGACCTAGACGCCGTAAAAGGTGAAGGCGAAGTCGTCCAGACAGCCAAATTCGATAGGCCAGCAAAAGAAACCCGCATAACAAAGGCTGAAGAAACCAGGTAGTCTTACAAGGTATTCAGGCGGGTCCCCCCAGAGTTACACCCCTTCCTCTGGGGGTTTCCTTTACCCTGTGGAAACTTCTACTAAAATTGAACTATCGGACGTGAGTTAGCTCTGCCGTATTCGGTCAGCGTCAACGCGACTGGTATCTGTCAATTATTACTAAGGAGACTAAAATGTCTGAGTTTATCAAATCTCAGCAGGAACTCCGCAACAACCTCATTACCCAGGTTCGTGAAGTCATTGACTTCGCAGAATCAGAGGCTCGCGGACTTGACGCTGCTGAACTATCAAAGATCAACGCAATCGAAGTTGACATCTCAAAAGCTGACGAGACTATCACTGCTGCAACACGCAGCGAGTCACGCGCCCTAGAAGCATCCGTAGCTGCCAAAGGATTTATCCCTTCGGTATCTGAGGATCGTTCTTCGTCTGACATCTTTCGCGCACTTGCGATGGGTGAACAGCGTGGACACACCTTTGAAAGACGTGCAGTTCTCGTGCCTTCAACTAACACTGTTCCAAAGTCGTTCTACGACGAAGTGTTTGACGTTGCTCGCGCAGTAGGACCAATGCTTGAGGTTCCACAAATCATCCAGACTACTTCTGGTGAGGACCTAACTATCCCAACGCTATCGGCTTACTCGGCAATGACCCTAAAGGGTGCCGGAGTTACGCTAGACGATGTTGAGCCTACCTACGCAAGCATCACGCTACAATCGTTTAAATATGGTGGAATCATCCAGGCAGCAAACGAACTAGTATCGGACAGCGGCTTTGACCTCGGCGCACACTTGGCTCAGCAAGCTGGTAACGGAATGGGTTACGCAGTCAACGAAGCACTAACAGTAGGCGATGGATCCTCAAAGCCAAGAGGTATCGTGACCGCTTCTGGTGCAGGAGTTACCGGAGCGACTGGTGTAGCTGGTGCATTTACTGCTGACAACCTAATTGACCTTATCTACTCGGTTGATGCAGCTACTAGGCGCAAGCCAAGCTTCGCGCTAATGATGAACACCAGCTCAATCGGTGCTGCTCGCAAGCTAAAGGACACCGCCGGAAACTACCTATACAACATCTCTCAGGTAGGACCCGGAGGTCAGGACACGTTTGCTGGCTTTAACGTACTAGAGAACCCACACATGGCAGACTCCGCTATTGATGCAAAGTCTGTTATCGCCGGCTCCATAGACAGCTACAAGGTTCGCCTTGCAGGTGGACTAGATGTTGCATCGTCAACTGAGTTTGCGTTCCAGAACGACCTAACCACTTGGAGATTCCTCCTTCGTGTTGACGGCGATCTAACCAGCAACACCGAAATCAAGCACTTCGTTGGCGGCGCAAGCTAATCTGACGAACTAGATCAAGGCCCTCATAGTTATAGGTTGCTATGGGGGCTTTGTCTTGCTTGGCGCATGGAGGTAAACTAGACACATGGCAATTACTGACGGCTACACCACTCTTGCAGAAGTAAAGGCAATCCTTCGCATCACTGACGATGTGGACGATGCGTTGCTAGAAACCTGCGTAGAGGCTGCCTCACGCCAAATAGAAACTCATTGCGAGCGCGTATTCCTGCCGACTACTGCAACAAGAGTCTTTACACCAGATGGTAGCTATGTGGTATCAATAGACGACCTCTCCGAACTTACAACTTTCAAAACATCTTCTGCTGCCGATGGAAACTTCAACATAACCTGGCAGTCAACAGATCTTCAGTTAGAACCCCTCAACGGGCTAACCGGCAGCTCCTACAGCCCCTTCACTAGAGTAAGAGCTATTGGCGACTACGTGTTCCCGACAATAGGTGAAGAAGCGACAGTTCAAATAACAGGAGTATTCGGTTACGGAACCTCTATCCCAGTAGATGTAAAACAGGCTTGCAATCTTTTAGCAATTCGTCAGTTCAAGCGCTACGACAGCCCTCTGGGAGTCGCAGGGTTCGGTGACATAGGCATCATTAGAGTTAGCCGAGTTGACCCTGACATTGAGGCGTTGCTAGGACCTTACCGCAAGATGCGGATGGCCTAATGGCAGATCTGACCACTATAAGAGTGCGCTTAGCTAATAACCTAGCAACGATCCCTGGGCTTCGGTCAGCGGCTGAGATTCCCGACAACCCTACCCCGCCAATCGGTGTTATCAACCTAGAGAGTGTTGATTACGATGGCGCTATGCAGGGAGGTCTAACCACATACAGTTTCGTTGTGACAGTAATCGTTGGGCGAGCAGCCGAGCGTGAGATGCAGCGGAAGTTGGATTCTTATTGCCAGCCCACAGGAAGTCAGTCTGTGAAACTTGCGATAGAATCAGATAAGACGCTTTCTGGCGAGGTGTACGATCTACGGGTCGAGCGCTCAAGTGGAATGGGTTCTATAACCATCAACGATCAGAACTATCTGGCGGCTGAATTCACAGTCACCGTCTTGGCATAAAAGGAGAAATAAAATGGCAAAATTCGTAGTAACCGCAACCACAGTAACAATGGGCGGTGATGATATCTCAACTGCTTGCGCCCGCGCAGAGTTGGTTATTAACGCAGCCGAAGTTGAGACAACGGACTTTGGTTCTGGCGGGTTCACTGAGGTAATCGGTGGACTTAAGTCCGGGACTCTTTCGCTGGATTTTCACCAAGACTTCGGTTCAGGCGCAGTATCCACCCTGTTCTTGGACCTAGTGGGAACAGTAGTGGTCTTTACACTAGTAGCAGGCAACGGAACAGCAGCCGGCACGGACACGCCTCTTTACACGGTGTCAGCGTTGATTACAAGCTTCACACCCGTGTCGGGTGCAGTCGGCGATTTGGGAACCTTTTCCGTATCGTTTCCGACAACCGGAGCCATCACTTACGCTACATCATAAGCAAAGGAAAGTAAAATGCGATTCAACCTATTGATTAAATTCGTAGATGAAACCGAAAAGCTAATTACGGCCAGCACTGCTGACCTAGTTGCCTTTGAGGACAAGTTCAACATTTCAGTCGGAAAGCTTGCCTCTGAGCAGCGCCTAGGACACTTGCTGTTCCTAGCGTGGCACTCAGAGCAGCGCACGAAGTCTACAAAGCTTGGCTATGATGAATGGCTAAACACTGTAGAAGGCGTAGGCGAGGACAGCTCAGACCCAAAATAAAGGGTCTTGGCGAAAGCTCTGCTCACTGGTATATCGCAGGTATAGCAGTTGAAACAGGCATCTCGCCAAGAGAGCTTATGCAGCTAGACGATCGGATGCTGTGGACAATGTACCGCTGGATGGTTGCAAAGAACACTCCTAAGAAATAAGGAAGCCCCCTCTCCGGAGGGGGTCTTTCTGTTTACGATAGAATTGACCTATAGATAGGTGGTTTACTCTTGGTAGCTCAGTTAGCAGGCGTACTTGGCAAGCTTTTTGCCAGCGGTGCGCGTGCGGGCTTTGCAAGCACTGCAAACAACGGTGACTTCAACGCAGCCAGTCTGCTTGACTCAAGCGGCAACAAGGCTGTGCTAGAGCTAAACGATCTGAAGGCACTAGAGCGCCAACTGTTGACTCTTGGACCAGAGATGCTTAGAGAGTTCAAGAAGCAAGCAAAGAAGCTTGGTAACCCTGCTGCACAAGCTGTTAGGTATAGCTTCAAGTCTGCGGGAACATTCGGTCCGCTTGGAGGACCAAAGAACAAAGCTGGTCGCACAGGTCGCACCTACGACAGAATGTACACACAAAACGGCAGACTCTCTTGGATGAAATCAAAAGGTATGAGAACTGCGGTTGATGTCAACTACAAGAACAGAAAACAAGGCAAGGCTCTTGCGGATCTACAGGCAGCTAGAGACGGCACTGTGTCTATTGTGCGTGTCAGAGTAAGAGCGCCAGCATTTGTAATTGCAGACATGGCGGGCAAGAGTGGTAAGTCCTCAAAGCCTAATGGAATGTTGTCAAGAGAATATACAATCAACAGATACGGCAAGGGTATAAGAAGCAACCAAACCCACCGAATAAGTGCCAGTAACGTAAGAAACTGGATAGAGTCTCTTGACAACAAAGGCAAAAACAGCTCTGGCGAACCTTCTCGCTACGCCTACCCAGCACTAGAGAAGCACAGCCCTAAGTTCAAAGCAAATACTACAAAACTTCTGCGATCAACTATAAATACTTTAAATAGGAGGCTTGAGAGCTAATGGCACTTGCACCCATCATTATGCCGATTGTTTCAATCTTCAAGTCGGCAGGAGTCAAATCAGCACAGAACGCAGTTCAGGGACTTAGCAAGAACTTTGGTTCTCTAGCTGGGCAGCTAGGTAAGGCAGCAGGAGCATTTGCAGCTTTTCAAGGTGTAGCAAGCGCAAGACAGTTCACAATAGATTCGGTCAACGCCACTCAGCAGTTTGAGCGTAACCTGCTTGCATTGCAGCAAACATTTGAAACTGCCACGCCTGGAATCATGCGCTTTACCAAAGAGGTAGAGAACTACGGAATTTCTCAGCAGCAGGCAGCCAAGGCCTCGGTATTTCTCGGTTCAGTACTAAAGCAGTATGGATTCAATGTAAACGAGTCAGCAGCAGAAACAGAAAGGCTTGTAACACTCGCTCAGGATCTTGCAACAACTTATGGCTATGAACTTTCAGATGCGCTACTAGCTATCACGGCATTGTTCCGAGGTGAGTATGACCCCATCGAGAAGTTCGGTGTGGCCATGAAGCAAAACGAGATCAACGCGTATCTTGCCGCTCAAGGTCTTGGTGACCTAACCGGAGCCGAGCGTGCAAACGCCGAAGCAACAGCTCGACTAACTCTCTTGTTTGAACGAGCTGGGGATTCAGTCGGAGCCTTTGAGCGTGCCTCAGACACCCTGTACGGCTCACAGCAGAGACTAAACGCAGTCATGGGTAATCTACAGGTTGCGTTCGGTGAAGCCTTCCAGCGACCTCTGGCGCAGGTAAATGACGCACTTGCAACAGTTGCAGCAGACGGCACAGAGAACCTTGTAGACATATCTAAAGCGCTTGCCGGAGTTATAGAAGGACTTGTTCCTCTAGTTGAAAGCCTTGGCGGTGCGCTTCTCGGTCTATTTGGTCCGATGGAACAAGTTATTGCCCTTTCAGGGGGAGTGGCTACAGGACTCGCAAAACTAATAGATCCGCTGCTACAACTCATAGATGGCGCTGGCGACGACGCAAACATTATCCTTGACGCCATTGGACAAAAGTTTATTGAGATTGATACCTCAATGAAGGAAGATGAAGGCTTCAAGTCGTTTATGAAGCGCATGAAGGACAGTATGGTCCTAGCTGATTTATTGAACTTTGCAGAGGTTAGAAGGGGCGTCAGGTCAATACAGAGCAATACTAAGCTCAAAGAATCTCAGACCTTTAGTGGAGTGCAAGCCACAGAAGCGCGACGTGATGCAGTCCTAGTAGAAACCCTCGCCATTAGAGCAGAAGTAATGGCTCTTGCTGTCGCTGAAGCCACCCGACAAACAGCCAATTATGGAAACTCGCTAAAGAACCTTGGTTTTGATGCTGAGGACGCAGAGGGCAACCTAATTGGACTAGCAGGTGTATTTGCCGAAATTGAATTAGCTGCTAGGCAGAGCCAGGCTTCCGAGGCGCTAGACGACATTGGCTTCTCAGCAGAGCAGATTGAAAACATCCTAACAAGGCCTGACTGGGAAACTATCTTTGGCGACATTGCTCGCTTGGCATACATGGCATCATCCGCAGTAGGTGACGCCCTATTCAGTGGTGAGTATATGTCTCTGACTGGCGCTGCTGGTCACTTTGAGTCTAAACGACTTCTTGAAGAAACCCTTAGAGAAGCCTTTGGCGGAACTAGTAAGAAAACAGGAGCCGGCAGCCCAGCCGCTATTGCAAAAGATACTGTAAAAGACTTTTTTGACTCCTTGCAAGACGAAATCATGCAACAGAGTGCAAGGCTGCAACTTGAGGAACTAGGCGCTTCTGATGGACTAATTGGCATGATCCTCGGTCAAGAGGATTGGCTAAAAGTCTGGATAAAAATAAAGCAAGGCGTTATTGTTCTTGACGACCTGCAAGACTCGTTCAACAGAACAGTTGCTGGCGCTGCCGAACTCGCCGCAACTGCTGCTGCCTGGGATGCCTATAAAGAAGCAATTCAGTCAATAAAAGACGAACTTCTAGAAACAATCAAGGGTATCAATGAGCAAGCCGATGCGCTAAAGCTAAGCTTCTCTGACCTCTTACTAGCATTTGATGTACTGCCTACTATTGCCGTAGACCTTGGGCGCTTTGAAACCGCTGCCGTATCGCACTTGGCTTCTATTGAGCAAGCACTACAGTCTGCGTTCCGTAACGGCGATCTATTTGAGGACGGCTACCGCGAGCTACAAAAGTTTGCTCAGCAGGAGCTAAAGGTCTTGCAGGCGGTACAACGCCAACGCGACGACATGGCAAACCGTTATTCTTTGTCGGAAGCCCTTATAGGCGAGTACCGAGACGCCCTTGCTGGCGCTATGAGCCTTACAGCTATCTTCAACAGCCTAAAGGACGAGACGGAAACTCGCACCATCACAGAGGTGTCTAGAGGCGTAATAAAGCTTGGCGAAGGACTACGAGAGTTCAACGTTATCGTAACAAAAGAGTACGAACAAACGATAGGTAATGTAACAAACAAAACTGCGGGGTTGCTGGACGGCTTCAAGGCAATGAGTATAAAGTCGAAGGACTTTGCAGAAAACCTTAGAACTCTCCGTGACATGGGGCTTGATCCTCAGCTATTTGACCAGCTAGTACGCGCAGGTGTAGAGGCTGGCGGACAGACTGCCCAGGCGCTTGTAGACGGCGGCGACGCTACCATTACTGAGATCAGTGCGCTGTTTGCTGAGGTCAACACGCTAGGCGCTGAGCTAGGCGAAGAAGTTGCAGTTACTCTCTACGGAACCGGCATTGACCTTGTTGACGGTTTGCTTGCGGGCATTACCTCTCAGCAGGAATCTCTTGAAGAAGAAGCAGAACGCCTTGCTACAGCATTTAGTAACGCTTTCAAAAACAGCCTTGATTTAAACATTGACCTTGTTACAGCCAAAAGGGTTGCAGATGCTACCGCAGAAGCAAACAAGGCAATAGCTGCCGTTCCTGTGCCAGATAGCCCTAGACCGATTGACGAGGCTGCGTTCGCCAAGATAACCAAGCTCATGGAAGGTGCTGAGCGGTTTATCACTAACTCAACTGGCGGGATGCTTGCTGGTGGTCAGGCAAAGCTAGACATCTACAAAGCTATAGCCGCAGACATCTCAGCAGGCGATTCGGTTGATCTTTCTGGAATTCAGTCAGGACTATCTACAAGCGACCTGCTCACGGCAGCTAAGCAATCTGGCTCAGCTACGGTTACTCAGAACTTTACGCTCAATATCACAGCAGACACGCGTGCTGGCGGCACAAAAGCGGGAGAAGCAGTTGTAGGCTCGCTAAAGAACTTTGAGCAGCAGAACGGCTCAATAAACGGGTTCTTGGTAAGCAACTAATGGCAATGCCAACAGAGAAGGTAGAAGTCGGCTTTGACCTAACTTCTGGAACTGGTCCGTTCCTCAGACTTGATGATGCTGTTTCTGGAAAGCTTGACGATCCCGACTGGACACTCGGTGGCACAATATTTGTAGACGTAACGCCAAGGGTAAGGTCTATAAGCGTCTCTAGAGGGCGTACAGCGCTGTTCAGCAACTTTCCAGCAGGCAGTGCAACAGTTGTGTTCAACAACCATGACAGGGCGTTTGATCCGCTTTACACGGACTCTCCGTTCTATGGCAACATAATACCTAAGCGTGAAATCAGGATTAGTTCTGGCGGCGTAATTCAGTTCACTGGCTGGATAGAAGATTGGAACCTTAGCTACTCACCTAACGGCGACTCAATTACAGACGCAGTAGCTTTTGATGCGACAGGTCTACTTGCCGGCAGAACCTTGCCCGCAATTACCCCTGTGGTGCAAAAGTCTGGCGAGCGAGTAAACCAAATCCTCAGCGCAAGTGGGGTCAACTGGGCAGTTGCTCTTAGAGAGGTTGACACTGGCGTAGCCGAGCTTAGCGACTTTGACATCCCTGTAGGCACTAATGCCTTGACTTACTTGCAAACCGTAGCTTCTACTGAAGCTGGTAACTTCTTTATAGGCAAAGAGGGCAGGGTCGTGTTCCAAGACCGCAGAAAAAGCCCTACCTCAGAAACGCTTGTAGAGTTCGGTCAAGACGGCATACCTTTTCAAAGCCTTGAGGTAGTTTACGGATCAGAGAACCTCTATAACGAAATAACAATCTCTCGCGAAGGCGGCGGAACTGCTACGGCGCGGGATGAAGATTCTATACAAGAGTACGGAATCCGTAACCTAACAATTAGCAACCTGCTGTACAGCACTGACGAACAAAGCCTAGAACTTGCTTTGCACTACGCGATTGAATTCAGTCAGCCTGACTACAGGTTCCAGGATCTACAAATAGCAGTACACAAGCTAGGGTCAACCGACCAAGAGAAAATACAAAATCTAGAAATAGGTTCAATCTGTAAAGTTACGTTTACACCTAACGGCATAGGCGACGCCATCGTGCGCTTTGTCGAGGTAATCCGTATTGCTCAAGACGTCAACCCACAAACGCATTTCGTAGATTTAGGCTTCTCAAGTCTTGACTATGCCTCGCTTGTTCTTGATGATGCAGTCTTTGGTAAACTAAACGCATACAGTTTGAGCTGGTAAGGAAACCATGTCAGGATTAGGCAGAAAAGTATTCACAGCAGGTGAGGTGCTTGCCGCAGCCGATGTAAACGGTTATCTAATGGATCAGACCGTAATGGTCTTTGCCGACGCAGCAGCACGAACAGCCGCTATTGCAGCCCCGTCAGAGGGCATGGCAAGCTACCTAATCGACACAAGCTCTTTTGAGATTTATGACGGTTCTGCTTGGGAGTCAGTAGCATCCAGCGGACTTGCAAGCATCATCACAGACACCACAACCGCACGAACACTTACTACCGCTGCCGATTCAGGCAAGACAATCCTGTTCACAAACGCAGGTGCAACAACTGTCACAGTAAACGCAAGCACCGACCTAGCAGTTGGCGCAAGGGTTGACATTATTCAAGATGGCGCAGGCGTGGTCACAATAACCGCAGACGGCGCAACAATCGCAGGCGCAGCGGTATCAACAACAACAGGCAGTTTTACAATCGGCGCTCAGTATTCAGCAGCAACACTTCTTTGTGTGGCAACTGACGAGTACCGACTAATCGGAAATGTGGCGGTGGTCTAATGAGCTTTATTCTTTTAGGAATTCTAAACTCACAGGCGGCTGGTGGCTTTGCTGGGGCTGGTTATGTTGCAGGCATGGGTCAAAATACTACAATACAGAAATTCGATTTTCCTAGCGATACAAGGTCATTGGTATCCGATGGATTAGGCAGAAGCACAACACTCATGTCTTCTTTCGCAAATTCGGGTGTAGCTGGGTATTTCGCTGGCGGCTTTGCTGGTAGCGTCCCACGAACTCCTGATACCATAGCAAAAATTAACTTTCCTGCTGACACCGTATCAAATCTTGGAACTGGTCTTTCAACAGGAGTTTACCAAGCGGCAGGTATGGCAAATTCTGGTGTAGCTGGCTACAACAGCGGTGGTGCAAGCGCCCCAAGCTATTCTGCGCTAAGTTTTGTTGATAAATTTGCATTTCCATCTGATTCAAGAACTACTCTTGGAACTGGTCTTTCAACAGATAAACAACAGCATGGAGGTATGGCCAATTCGGGTGTGGCTGGTTATTTTGGTGGTGGCAGGGCTCCTAGCCTCACAACTGTCGTAGAAAAGTTTTCTTTTCCTGCGGATGGCAGGTCAATTTTAGGAACTGGCCTTGCGGTAGCAACCGACTCAAAAGCAGGTATGGCCAATTCGGGTGTGGCTGGTTATTTTGGTGGCGGCACAGTAAGCGGTGGCACAACAGCCAGCATAGATAAATTTGCATTTCCA